AAGAGAATGTTTGATAAATTAACGATGTCTGTGTTTGTTAATCCACGACCCATAGTAACGAATGCGTATCTGTTATCACTCCAATAAGCTCTAAGATTAGATTGTTGTGCTCCTATAATTAAATTTCTATTTGCGTATGTTATTGCTCTATTTCCTGTTTGAGTTGCTATATTTGTTCCATTTCTATAAAGAGTTCTATCTGTTGCACTTCTAACAGAACCTACAGTCATACCTGATGCTGATGCTTGTGATGTTGTCGATACACGACCTAAAGCACTTGGGTCGTATGTACCCGCATCAAATAAAGTATTATTACTAGCTCCAGCACTTCTTTTAGCGGCAATATTTAACATATCACTTAATGCCACATCACTTGTTGCAACACCCATATCATAAATCCTATCACCAACTCCTTGTAAGTTTACATATACAGATAAGTGAGAACTATTACCATCTCCAATAACTAAAATTGGATTAAATAAAGTTTGAGCATATCCATTTGTTCCGTTTGGTTGCATTCCTAATGCGGAATGTGTCCATCCACCGTTAAAAGTTAAATCATAAAGACCACTTAGACTTGCTCCGTTAATACTATGTGACGCAGCAACCCCTCCTAATACAGGATATAATCCATCTATTTTATTAAGTAATCCATTAGACACTAATGAAGTGAATAATGTGATGGTTGCGGCTGAAGCGGTTGCATCAACATTACCACCTGATTGAACCACTTTATTCAAGTATGTAATAGCTTGAGTTGTTCCACTAGCTGGTGCTGATGGACTTGGGGTAATACTTGGGGTAATACTTGGTGTTGGACTTGACGTTTGAGTATTAGTCGGAGTTTGAGTATTAGTAGGAGTAGGACTACTTGTTTGAGTAGGAGTATTTGTTGGAGTTGCAGTGTTAGTTGGATTAGGAGTACTAGTTTGACTAGGTGTAATTGATGGGGTTGGAGTTGGACTAGGTGTAACATCAGGAGATGGTGTTCCTTGAGGTACAACTCCCGCCTGTTGACCATCATTAGGCATAGGTGGCATCTGAGGTCTTCTAATATATCTTGAGCGAGTTGAATCCCATGCTTCAAGTGGATTGGCATTTAATGGGATAATTCTACCTTTATCTTGGAATTGTTCAGGTGAATAAAAGGTTTCTTGTTTACCTAATACACCCCACACTTTTTTCTCTGGATTATTTTTACCTGCGAAGTTTCTCATTTAATTCTTTTGGCTAAATAAAAGGGGAGACTATGAAAACTCCCCCTTTAATGTTATTGGTTGATTAGCAACCTGAACAAGGACTTAATGATAGACCTACTAATGTAGACTGTAATGAACCTGCTAATTGACGAGCTGGTTCTTTCTCAAGACCTTGTAATGTGATTGAATATCCGTTTCTATCCCCAAATGCAGTACCTGACTCACCAGTACCTGCAGATAAGAACATACCGAAGTCTTCACCTAAGTAGAAGATTGACCCATCATTAGTTTCAACGAACACCTTAAGGTTAGTATTTTGAGCTAACAATCTTAACTGGTTTCTAATAGCTTGTTGAAGCTTGAAGAATACCAAAGTTAAATCTTGTTGGTAAAATACTGTACCATTCTCCAATGAAGGAGTGATGGTTTCGATGAAGTTAGATGTGTTCTTCTCAACTTGGAACTGATAAACAGTACCACCTGTTGCGCCTACTGTAAGGATTTCTCCTTCAGCATTCTCAGTTACTCCTGTAACGCAACCTGCGATAACATAAGCGGATTTAATACCACCTACGTTGTCTCTACAACCTTTACAGATTGAAGATGTAGTTAAACAATTTGAAAAACTCATATATATTTGTTTTTATTATTTTAGTTTAGTTTTTTAATAAAGGGGGACTAGCCCCCTTTATAATGTGTTACGATAATCCGTTAGTGATTACGAATTGAGGCCAAGCGATTTGAACCCCAACTTTGAAGTTAGAACGTAATCTTACCTCGTCGAAATCTACAGAGTAGAACATTTTTAAGGTCTCAGAGTCAGACATTAAGTCAACTCCTAATACCATATAACCAGCAGGTGCTAATACCAATAAGTTTGAACCATTCAAACCTCCCACAGGGTGTACTAAGATGTTAGTAGCAGGGTGGAAAGTTTTGAAGTTCTGATAACTATCTTCAGGGTTGAAGTGGTAGTAGTTAGCAGTTCTGTAGTTGATTAAGTATTTTCTGTAGTTAGCGTGAGACATGAACACAACTAAGTCAGTTCTGTCTACGATATCATCAGGGATAACTTCAACTAAAGCGTCTACTTGAGCTAATGCTGTTGTAGAAGTGATAGCACTTTGACCTGTTACAACGATACCACCTGTTACAGTAGTTGTTCCTGAACCTTGTTGTGCGAATAATTGTTTGAAACCTGAGAAACAAGTTGTACCTGAATCTGCTTGCCAAATTTGGTTCTCAATGTACTGAGAAATTTGTTGTGTCTTAAGGATAGAGATTTGTTCCTCGAAAGGTACTGTCTCGTTATAAGAACCTGGAGTCAATAACTGACCTAACCAGTAATCGTTTAAGTCCTGAGGACATAACGCTTCGTTTACTTTGTACTGACATACAGTAATGTCTCTTTGTGTGTAAGTAGTTTGACCTGAACTAGACCATCCGCAAGAACCATCTTGTACTACTAAGGTTGAATCAAGCAAGTTGATTGATTGTGAACCTTTAATCCCTGGTTGAACTTTGATAATTTTCGCAGTCTCACCTTCAAGGATTGCTCTTCTCATCAATTCTCCACCAACTTCGTCTGTGTAAGTTGCTAAAGATGATAAGTTAAAACCGAACTCATATTTTTTACTCATTTTCGTTTTTTTTTATATTTTTATTTTTATGTCTTTGATTACAAGTTGTGTCTTGTTTTTAACAGTCTTGAGAATGCATCGTTCTTGTGAGCGTTGAATTCTGCTGATACTGCATTTTTTGCTTGTTTAACAGGTTCCCCTGCAGGTTGTTTAGAGAACTTAGCCACTTTTGACTTCATCTCTTCTTGGTCGTTAATAACACCTTTAATAGCTTCTTTAATTTCTTCAAGCATTCCCATTACAGATTTTTTGAAGTCACCATCAATAATGTCATTACCTTCTGATAACTCAGGTGTCATTCCCATTTCTTCTTCCTTTTTTTCATCGTAAGCAAGTTCAACGTTTTCTCTTTCAACGATTTTACCATCTTTAGTAATTATCTTGATTAGAACTTCATTACCTTCACTATCCTTAAGAGACAACTCGTGTTCTCCATCTGGTGCTGGTGTTTCTTTTCCATCAGGTGCTACTATAGATACGTCTTCGCCAACATCGAAAGTTGGGGACTTAACAACTGTTCCATCTTTTAGAGTTGCCTCTACAAATTTTTCTTCTTGTTTTTCCATATCATATTTGATTTCTTGGACCATTCCGTCCTCGATTTTTATTTTGGTAGTATCTTCTAATTCATACTCACCATTCTCAATCGGTAATTGTCCGTTGTCTGTGATAACATAAACAGGTTCACCGATGGCTAATTCCCCTTCCAAGATAAGTTCTTGTTCGGAGTTTGCTAGTTTATATGAATTAAATTTATACAAACCAAGCAGTTTGTTTATTTTTTTGATTGCATCTTGGTAATTCATCTTACGTCTTTTAAAATTTGTTTTATTTCTTCAAGTAACTCGTTGTTGATACTGGCAAACTTGGCCTTCTCCAAGAAATATCCTTGAACTGAAAAACCTTTTAATTTACCGTCCTTAACTTTTTCCCAAGTCGCATCATCGTTAACCTTCATCGTAATCATCCAAGTACCTTTAGGGTAATCCATACCGAATACTTGTTGTTTATCTTTTTCTTGGTCTTCAACAATCCAACTCTCAACAACATCAACGTTATTTAAAAACTTACGTCCGTGTTCTATATTTGTCTTATCCAAGAGTTTCTCTTGCATAAACTTTTGTTGTAGTTTCTTTATGGTCTCTGCTGTAAAATACACATAGTAAATCTCACCAGTTATTTCATTTCTCCTAATAATCATCTTATCAGGAATCATAGCAGGTCCCACAACTAATTTTTGTTCTGCGTTGAATACAGAAAATGATGGTTCCTCACTTGAGAACTTAGACATATTCTCATATTGTTCTATAGTCCTTTCAACCCAAGGCAACGCTTCAACTCCACCCCACGCATCCATAGCTAATTTACCACACCCGTCTTCATACGACTTACTTGATTCCAAGTCCACCTTATGTCTTGAGATATAAGATTTCATTCTCTTTACGGTCTCAATAGATACTGGTTTACCTTGAGCCAGTTGTTGTGCTCTTACCTTACCTACTTGAGTCATACAGTCATTTGGATTACCTGTTCTCTCAATATAATCTAAAGCCGCTTGCGCGTTTTTACTAATAAGTGCAGGGTAATCATCATAACTAGCAAACTCATCAACCATATAATCTTCATCGTCTTCTAAATCTATATCAAAGTCCTCTGACATCTTTTCTGCCTTTGGATGGTCTTTTGGTAATAGGTCATAATCCGTATTATATTTAGGGTTTTCAGGTCTACCATTTTTTAATAGGTATAGAAACGCATTAACTCTTGCGTAAGCCCATTGTTCGCTTGATTGAACCTTTGGTGAGTGTGATACATTAAAGGCTCCTAAACCTCTTTGAAATACTGATTTTAACGCTCCTAAAGTTGCTCTACCATTTTTGGTATTACTATCTTTTTCGTTGAAGTCATCAACCTTTTTTTGTAATGCCTTTTCTTGTTCTGCGGTTACTTTTGCACCACGTTTACCACTAGCATCACCTTTAGCGGTTCCTTCACCTTGAGGGTTTTTATTTGGTGTATCACTCTTTGGGGCTTTATCACTTTTCCTGATACCACCTCTTGGACCCACCTCAGCAAACTCTTCGTTTTCAGGGTGTTCTTCACAAGGCATATATAATGTCTTGTCCCCATACACCATGGTATGGGAACCTTTACAACCCATAACTTCTGCTAGGGCTTCAGCATCTTCTTTACGTTCAAATAAAGGTAGAGATGCCAGAACTGGCTTTCTTTCAACATCTTTGGTTACTTGGTCCACATATGGAGCTAAAGCCGATACATCAGGGTTTTGGGAGCTAAAACCCGTTCTTGGTGCATAACCTGCCTCGAGTGCGGCAGTGGTAAGTGTATCTGGTCCTGGCATTCCATCCTCATCAATAAGTCCTTTTCTAACCGAAGCCTTATTAATAATAGAACCTTCAGCTCTATAGATTAACTGAACCCATTTATGACGACAGTTGAATGAACCTCTCCATTCAAACATATCATAACCATCAGGTCCAACAGGATTAACACTTCTATTAGACATTTCAATAATATCTTCAATACGGAATACTCTGTTGGCTCTCATCATTTCAGCACAGAATGTTCTATTTTTGGCAC